CCAATCAACCTTTAAATCAACAGCGAGAATGTCGCACAGTGCCTCTGGCAATGAGTCGATAGCCGAAAATATCTTGATGTTGTCTATTTCAGCATTCTGACTAGCAAGGTTATCAGCTACGGCAGTGGCAAGAGCATTCATGCTCTCGTCATTCGCAAGAACCGGAGGGAGCACCGATAAGAGGTTCTCAGCAGTTAAGCCGTAGTCATTACTCATCTTCGTAGCCTCCATCCAATATAGTAGTGTTGCCTATCGCCGCCACCTGAGGGATGTCCGTATTCTCTTCGGTACCATCGATGAGGTGAGTGAATACAGGTTCCGTTATGACCATTCGCTTTACTCCGGCGGCCAATACAAACTCCCTCAACTTATCAGGATTTATGTCTCTGCCGATCTTAGACTGCTGCCATGCAATGTAATCATTTACTGCCTTCTGTACGTCAGCAAGCATTTCACTCTGCGATTTAGCTGTACCATATGCCGTATAGTAGGTAAGGCTGATGTTGAAGCTTACTGTTGACGGATCCTCCACAGTAACATGATCCGTTAAAGGCCTCTTATAATCCTCAGAACAAGCTTCAAGGATTTTCTGCTTTATCTCTGAGCTTGCGATAGTACCATCTTTCATGAGGGCATATATTGCCACAGTTCCAGGACTTGGCTGCTTTGCGATTACATCAGCGATTTCGGAAGATACCTGCTTGGCAAAATAAATATATCCGCCTTTAGGTCCTGCAGTTGACCATGCATCCATACTCTGTACGCAGAGCTGATAGAATGTATCATCGTCCGGCGCATCAGAGCCACCGTCAGAAGCGGTGATATTCTCGCAATGGTCATAATAATCGAATAGGTCTACCAAGCTCGTAATGAGTCCGGCTGAATAATAATTACCGATTAGCCCTGCGGTTTCACAGGTACATGACACATCTGCATAAGTATTACCGGCTGTGATATAAACATCCTCATCTGTTTTCCAGAACAGAGTCTGTGTATCTTCGGTAACCCTTGTCCCACGTGGAATCAGTACATTGGTGCTCTGAGCTTCGGAGATATAAAACCTCATTGTTACCGTTGAAGGTGTCGGAGCAGGTCTTTCAATGTTGTAGATATCACGTCCAAGAGTATCAAGATCATCACCTTCAGCACGTGAAGGCAGATTTGAATTACCGGCACTGTTGATATGACCTCTTTCCAGAAGAATGATATAGGCCACCCATTCGATGAACAGCTTCTCCGGACTGGATGGTCTTACGGATACACCAGTCATCTGCTCATAGATAGAGGTAAGCGATTCAACGAGGCTTTCGGCATTACTGGCCGATACGAATTCATGTTGTGTATTCCTACTCATTTTCTGCATTTACCTCCACTTCAACCGTGATGCCGAGATGATCCGAAAATGCAGAGGTTGCATCAAAGCTCACCTGCAATACCGTTGCCCTCGGCTCATATTTCTCGATTTTTTCTGTAACATCCTCAATCAAGAGAGACTCAACAGCGTTTATTGGTCTGTGCAGCAGTTCCGGATTAATTCCAAAGTCACGATAGAGTGGAACATCACCCTGCCATGTACTGAGCAATACTCGGATATTCTGCAATACTGACTCAACGTAATCTGTCTCATTGAGGCTAATCTTTGATACATCTGTCGTAGACACTGTATAACTCATGATTTCCTCCTTAATTTGATGGATATTCTTGTAACGTCACCTTAATGGTGGCTATTGTCATGGCACCATGACCGTCAAATTGCTTTGACTGTATCTGTGCGCTTTTTGCTACCCACTGTTTACCGATACGCTGTCTGCCTAAAATAAGGCTGCTTACACGTCCATTCTCCACAGCTCTGACCAGCTTTTTGAATAGTGCAGTAGGGTCTACACCGAGGTAAGCACTCAGAGTCATGTTGAATGATGCCTGCTGTAGCTCTACTCCTGTCATCTCAGGGAGGTCTTTATTGTTGTGGCGTTGGTGAGTAGCGTACCTAGCAGAAACGCTCCAGGAGAGGTCTTGCAGAGTTCTCACGGTGTCCTCAGACACATAAAACGATATTCCGGCAAATGAACCTACTCTCATGGTATCCTCCCTATTATGTAACCGTCAGAATTCTGTATCGGTGGATATATGACAAGCACCACATCATTGACCTTTGGCATCCACGTTGTGACTTTTGCCACATGAGTATGTTGAGGGTCTTCTGGTCCGCCTGCCGGTTCCATGGTTACAACTGCATCGTTATGCTGCAGAACAGGAAGGAAAGCGGATGTCATGCCGGACTCTCTGAAAATGACTCGTGCTTTGTTGCCCTGGATAGCAGATACAACGCCGACTTGTACCATTCTCTTGATCATTGCATCATCCATTAATAGCCCTCCAATGTATTCCTCAGGCTTATTGTCGTTACATACCCACTGTTACTGAGTACGTGCTTGGCCTGCTTTATGGCATACTTACCATCAAAAGCACCAAAGCCTTTTATATCTACGTTCGCCCCTGCCACTAGAGTAGGGTCTCCCGGTACAGTGAATTGACAAGTCTTTGAGAATTTGTTGTGCATTCTCAGAAACTTCTCAGCCATTGATTTAGCTTCGGCAATACTAGCGACAGCCCACCATATTTCAAGCTGTTGTCCTTCCTTGTCGCTACTTACCGAAGGGTCATAATCGGACACCTTGGCTATTCCCTCAATGAGAACTCCCTGAGGGTTCACATAGCGTACTCGTGCTGATGTGTACTGAGTATCGCTTTTTGTGGTGCCGACCTTATATTTCGAATAGCTTCCGTCTTTGTGTGTGATTGTTCTGACGGATGGCATCTTTTCGTAAGTGAATTGGTCATACACTACTATGACCTTATTTGTTGCCTTGCAAGCCAAGCCATAGGCATGAACGATACGTGTAAGGAATACGATATCTGACTCGTCCGTCTGTTCCTCTCTAAGTATCACCGGATCAGCTACGGACAGATACATGACTGTCATTCCTGCGGATGCTGCCATTTCATTAGCAATACCGCTTAGCACGTAATTTTCCCAAGCCTTTGTTTTCTTGGTCTGCCTTATAGGACTTGTGAATGGTAATGATGTTCCCTTGATGGTGATTGTTTCCGGTGGTCCAGAGCAATCAACGGAGTCAAGTTCAAATACGCCGGAGTCCAAGGTCTCATCTGTTCCCTCAGAGTTCCAATCGTATCTATGGAACATTGTCTGTATTAAAAATGATGTACTCGCAGAACCGCCACTTGATGATGTATCAGCAGAACTTTGCTGTGATGTATCCTGTGCCGCATCAGGTGTAAGATACGAGTACCACATATAACCATTCTGTCCGGCGTAATTGCACGCCCACCAATCACCCTCTTGGCTCATTACTGTTACCTTCGAGCCACATGGTGCCGCTGTCAGTCTCGCTGTGCTTTTTGATGGACCAGCTCTTAAAACAAGACCCGACTTTGCGTTTACAGTGGCGGTTATCGTTGTCGCCTGCTGTGTAGCTGTCGAGGCTTGTGTTGTTGGTGTAGTGACCGCCGCATTGAGAGCAGATGTAAGCCAGCTCTTTAACCATATTTCAGGTCTATCTTGCAATTTAATCTGCAGATCATCGGTCTCACCGTCCTCATTATCTACATAAGTGACAGACAAAAGATAAGGGGAGATATCCTTTGAGATATCCACCCCTTGAAATGTAATGTCTGCATCTGAATGTCTGCTCATCCGCTCACCACCTTCCAAGGCACTGGAGCAGATGGCTGAGTAGTGTCTACGGTAGGAACAGTAAGTTCTATCCCTGCCGGAAACTTAAAGTATTTGTTATAGCGTAGGTTCGCCATGAGAAGATTTCCTGTGTAGCTCGTACTACCGAACAGCTTTTTGGAAATCACATCCCATGTATCACCCTGCATTGTTGTATATGTACTCATTACGCAAATGCCCTCCGAGCGAGATCAGCACTGTTGTTCTCAAGAACATCAAGCACTTTCTCTGCAAAATCATCAGCATATCTTTGTAAATCTGCAGCAGTGTCTTTTGTTCCGGTAATATTGAAAGCAATATTCACATTCGGATTAAAGCTCTGTGTTGTCACATTGCTATGCTCTTTAGCATCAAGCTGTGAGTTAGAAAGAATGTTCTTAGTCTCTTTAGCATCGTATACCTTTTCGCCACCATGGAAGTACATGAGCTCCGGACCTTCCTCACCGACAAGCTTGTAACCTTGCTGAGCGTTTTCGGTACCCGAAGCGTAACCGTCCGTATCCTTGGCACCACTTCCTCCGGCGCTTTTGAGCGATGACAATGCCGCATTATAGATACTCCTATAAGCTGCAGACACTCGCCCGGAGCTTCCGGATATAGTGTTGATATAGCTGTTGATGGTTTCCGTTGCGGCTGCTCTTGCTTCATCCGAGAGGTTCAGTTCCTGAACTGATTCACCGGCGCTTTCCGCAAGTTCACTCATTCGCTCAGTATATTCGGTCTGCATGTCAGCAACGGACTCAGATACCTTTGTCTGTTCTTCCTGCAATGACTTGTAATTGGTTATTAACTGCTGGACATCAGCATCATTGCCCTTATTTATTGCATCAGCAATACCGGCAACAGCTGATACCGATTCCTCAGATCCATCAACGAAGCTTGCCAGGACATCACCAAGACCATCAAACTTACTTACGTTGGCCGCAAGTGTATCGAGGTTTGCATTGTATGATTCCCAATAAGCCTGCTGTGAAGCGAGGTTTGAGTTGATGGTATCGATAGAAGTTGTGGTCACTTTTGCGGCTTCATCCCAAAGGTTATACTGGCCATTGATGGATTTATATGCCGCCTCATATGCCTCGTTATAGGCACCGGTAAGAGTTTCCATCACCTCTTCGGTATTTCCGATCACTCTATTGAAAGCATCGACTGTATTAGTATGATCCTGAGATGCCTGTGTGCTTTCCTCCGTAGCTCCGGTCAAGTTCTCATAGGCCTGCTGAGCGATCTCTATTTCTGTAGTAGCTGCGGCTACAGCTTCAGCATCATTTTCAACCGCCATCTTAGCGACTTCATATGCATCAGTGGCATCTATCAAGGCGCTTTCTGCATCGATGATAGCCTGCCTCT